GAGATCGTAGACCGGCGTCACGTTCGGGTTGAACGTCACGGCGTTGCCGGTCACCGCGGTGTCGCCGTAGGGAATGAAGCGCAACAGGCCGCCCGACCAGACGGCGGCCGTATTGGTCAGCTGCAGCCAGCGGCTCAGAATGCTCGATGCCGTCTCGGCGTCGGTCAGCGCCGGGCTGAACGCCAAGCCGACCGCGCGGCAATAGGTCTGGTACGCCGCATCACCGCCTGAGCCGAATAGCGACGTGGTGTCGATCGAAGCCGCCGGGAAACCGACGCCATACTGCGCATTGGTGAGAAAATCGGAAATCACCAGCGCCGGATCGGCATCGACGAAAATCTCGCCGACGCCCGGATTGTCGCTGTATTTCGTCTGCCCGTAGCCGGTGGCATAGCGGAAGCCCAAAACCTCGAAATTATGATTGTCGAGCGTCGCACTGTTGGAAAGGTCGTATTGCGCGGCGGCGACATAGGCCGTGCCCTGATAGGCGAGCGCCGCCTGGCCCAATAAAGCGGCCTCGCCAACATCAGGCTGATTTTCGGCAAGAAGCCCCACGATCGAGCTCGTGGCGGACGGCGTGGAGAGATAGGACCAGACGGTTTGCGGCGTGGTGCCGAGAAACAGCGACAGGCCGAGCGCGCCGAGCGACGTCGTCGACTGTCCGCGCCAGACATCGCCAACGCCCAGGATCGGCCCTTCGCAGATCGCCAGGATGACGTCGGCCTTGTAATCGTACTGGCCGGTGCTGGTGCCGCTGCCGCCGCCAAACAGGCCCTTGCCGCCGCCGCCCCCGCCGCTGGTGACGGGAATCGCCTTGAAATTGGCGTACCAGATGACGTTCGGCGCGAGCTTGCTGGTTCCCCATAGGATCGGGATCGGCAGCGCCGAGACCGCGGTCTGGATTTGCAGGCCGGTATAGTCCGGCGTCGAAGCTGGTTTTGATCCGCCGCTGCGGAATATGCTCATGGCCTGCGCTCATGATTTCTTGTTGCCGCTTTTTTTGGCCCAGATGCTGAAAAAAAGCGGCTTACGCGCCGGATCGGCAAGCACGGCGTTGCGCAAGACTTCATCCTCGATGACCATCCCCGCCTGGTGATAGGCATGAACGATGCGCAGCGGCGCTGCCGCGGTGACGACGACGCCGTGCGAGTAACAACGGCCATAGCGGAACACCATCACGTCGCCCGGCAACGGCTGCGCCACCTCGGCGCTGCGATCGAAAATGAAGCCGAGATAGCGCTCTTCGCTGCGATGCAGATGCCAGTCCACCGGATAAGGCCGCGGATCGAACGGCGGACAGAGCTTCAAATCGACGAAGACGCGCACCAGCAACATGCCGCAATCGACGCCGACACCCTTGATGTCGGCGCAGTTGTGATAGGGCGTGCCGGTCCACGACCGCGCCTCAGCCACGACGGCCGCGCGCTGCGCGGCCTCTGACGACGGCGGACCGACGACGGACGACGGATTGTCGTTCTCCATCAGCCGTTCTCCGTGATCTGGGGCCCGAATCAGATCGCCATTTGCGGCGGCGGCACGTAGGGAAAGCCGCGGAAATTGACCAGGTTGTTGAATTTCGCCTGACAGGTCGTCAGCGTGTGATCGCAGCCGAAATACACCGTGAAGCCGTCGCCCGGCGCCGGCATGCTCTGCAGCGGATTGATGAGGTTCAGTACAGAGCCGTTCACCGCCGAGCCGATCGTCGCCGTCACGCCGGTGAGAACGCCGGACGTGAATGTGATCGTCCCCTGCGCGAAGTTCGCACTGGCCTGCGGCCAATAGATGATCGATGCCGTCGATCCGGCGCCGACCGTGCCGCTAGCGCTGAACGACGGCGACGTTTTGCTCAAGCCACAGCCGCTGTCGTAAAGCGTATGCAGGCAGGTCGGCTGGTACATATTGCGCGGCATATCGATATCGAGCAGCGCCAGATCGGAATTGACCGTCAGCTTTGCCGACGTACGGCCGATCTCATCGATATTGCCGAGCCGCCCCTTGAACAGCATCGCCGCGCCGATCGCCGTGCCGCCCAGACGGTCGGAGAAGAACACGCGATAGCGGACGATCTCGCAGCCGTCGAACGAGCCGTCGCGCAGCGCCTGAAGAAACGGCGCGCCGCCCGAGATGGTATCGGTCGCGCGCGCCGCGACGGTGATCTGCTGCTGGTCGGCCTCGAGCCCGACCGCGGCCTTGTATTTGAGGCCGTCGACCAGGATGGAATTCGCCAGATAAGTGACGCCCGCGTAGGTGAAAGCCACGTCGCTGTTGGTATAGGCGAGCGTTGCGCCGCCTTGCAGCGTGAACAAAAAGGCGTCCGCCATCAGCAACTGCGCATCCGGGCTGGCGCGCGCCGCATTGAGATACGTGATGAGCGCAGTTGGCGCGGGCTTCATCTCACGACCCGCTCTTGACGCTGCGGAATTTCATGCTTTCGAGCTTCCACAGGTTCGACATGAATTCCTCGAATTCCATCTGATCGTCGATAAACCGGCACTGGAAGGCGAAAGCGAAGTCGGCGGAGACCACGACACCGGCGCCCGGCGGCGTCGTGAAGGCCAACGTGTTCGGCGTCGTCAGGCTATAGCTGCCGCCCGATTGCGGCGTGCCATTGAGATAGACGTGCGCGACCGCGGTCACCCAGCCGACCGGCTCGGCGAAGCCGCCGAGCGCGCGGACGAAGGTGAAGGCCGTCGTCGTGCCGTCGCCGACGCCGATACCTTGGCCGGTGGCCGTGCTGTCGTCCGGATCGACGTAGAGAAACGTGCCGAACTGGCCCTGCAGCTGCAGGAAGAAACCCATCAGGCTCTGCAGGCTCGACGCGCCGAGCCCGGCAAATCCGCTCGCCGACGAGGTGAGACCGTAGGTCGCCTCAAATTCGTAAAGCGGGTAATTCATCAGCGCGACGCGCACCTCGCGGCCCGACGCATGCGAGGCGATGCGCGTGTTGAACGCGGGCTTCTTGCGGCGCGACCAGGCCAGCCCCGGCAATGTCGGCAGCGAAGGCGGCGTGGTCATGGTGTTTTGCTCCTATCACGTCCGCGCGCCGCGCAGCCCGAGATGGGCGCCGCTCTTGATGCCGTTATTGATGGCGCGGATCATGTGTTTGGCGTTGTCGTGAAAGAAGCGTTCGACGCTGCGCGAATCCAAGGCCGAGATATTGACGCTGACCGGGGCATGAACGGTGCCGCCCATGCCGGCGCCGGTGAACGGCCCCGACGTCTTGGCCGAGGGAATGATCTTTTCGCCCTGATGGATGACCGCCAGGCCGCTGCGCACGACGTAATCGGTGCCGACGTCGGCGCTGGCGATAAATCCGGTAGCACCGGCTATGATCGCACCACCCGCCGCCAGGCCGATCGCCGGCGCAGCGGGCCCGGCCTCGGGCGCGACTGCGGCCGACACTTCCGCCGCGGTCTTGGCGCCTGAGGCGTAGATCGATTTCAACGCGTTGCCGATGACTTCAAAAATGCTGACTTTGCCCGAGGCCAGCTCCATTGCAGTCCGCACCTCGGAACCGGTTGTCGTGGCGGTCGTCTTGGCGGTCTCGGTGGCGACATGCGTGGTCAGCTCGCTCGCCTTGCTGGCCAGAAACTCGGCAGTGGCTTTGACCTGATTCTGGATGAATTTCAGCACCAGATCGGCGCTGATGTTCTTCATGGCTTGCGACCATGACGTGGTGCCGGCGAGCAAGCCCTTCAGTTGCGAATTGAAGGCGCCGGCGACCTGATCGGCCGCAGCCTTCCACTGCTTGGCATCTTCCTCTGCAGCCTTCTCGGTCGCCTTCTGCTTTTCCAGCAGGTATCTGTCGTCGGCCGCCTTTTTTGTATTAAGGATCCTTTGATATTCGGCAGTGCCTTTTTGCGCAAGCGCCAGCTCGGCGGTGAACACCGCCTCTTCGGCTTTTTTGCGAGTGTCCAATGCCGAGAGTAGCTCCGCCGTCTCCTGGTCGTAAGAGATCTGGTGGAGTCGCACCTGCGATCCAAGCCTGTCGGCCGTCAGCTTATAGGCGTCGTCGGCATCTTTGATCATTCCGTGGTACAGCGCCATCTGCGCTTTGAGCGCTTCGCTGGCGTCCACGGTGATCGGCGTGGCGTTCAGTTTTTTATAGGCCGCGATGGTGTTTTGCACAGCCTCCTGGATGCCCAGAAAGTCCGCGGCGATCGCAGCACCGTTGGCGGGCGGCTTGACTGCACTGATCGCCCCCGCCAGTTGGGCCATGGAGCTGACGGAGTTCTTCAGCTCCTCGACCGAGAAGGCTTTGCTGAACTGCTCGGCGACGCCGCCGAGCTTGCCATTGATGTCGTCGAGGCCGTCGGCAAGGCCCGCGATGGTGTCTTTGACCCGCGCAACCCCGGACACGAACTCGTCGGTCGTTGCGCCGAAGGTGACCTGAACATTGTTGTCAGCCATTGCGTCTCACCTGATCGTGCCGCCCGGAAACATCGCGAGCAGATCGTGATAGTTTTTCGAGGCTTGCTGTTTTGGCTTGATGCCGAGATAGGCCGCCACCATCCGCCGCAGCGGCGGACAATCCGCCCAGGCGCGATGCAGGTCTTCGAGAAAGAAAACGTCGACCTGATCCAAGACCTGATCGCGCGTCCAGTTGAGCTCGATCACGAGGTCGGCGACGAGGGCTCGCCAGTCGAAGGCGTCAAAGCGCTCGCCGCCGAAATTTCCCCCGCGGTATCGACCTTTCTGCCGCCGGCCTGCTCGATCACGACCGGTAATGCGGCGACGAGCTCGGCAAGGGTGATGGGCAGATCGAAAAACTCGTCACGGCTCAGCCGGGGATGGGCGCGGCGCAGGCCATGCCACAGCACCTCGGCCAGCGGGGCGAGCCGCTCGCCGGACAGATTGTCCATGCCGATGCCAGACAATTTCGGCACGTAGTCGGCAATGGCGAGGATTTGTCGCAGCGACAGCGGCGCCACGTGAAAATCCTGGCCGGCGAGCCGCACCACGCGCGCGGTCGCAAGGTCGATGGTTTCGTCACGCTCGAGGCTCACGCGGCGTCTCCCTATTCGCTCAGGCTGATGGTGCCGATATTGTTCGACGCGTCGGCGATCGCCTGGAAATCGAACTCGGCGACGGTGAATTTCTGGTTGGCGAACGGCAGCGACAGCTTTGGCGAGACGCAGGCGTTGAGCTTCACCACCAAATCCTTGGCGACGCCGAAATAATTAAAGGTTTCCTTCAGCGAGATTTCGAACGTCGGCAGCGGGCCGGTGAGCTGATTGGCGAGGCTGATCTTGTTCCCGGAAGAGACGGTGTAAGTGTAATAGATCAGCACCGCGGAGCCGTTGTCGGCGGTATTGAAGCTGTAGACGCCGCTTGCCACGCTGTATTGGCCCTGCGCCGGCGAGGACGCCACCGGGGCAAGCTGCGCGCCGCTCGAGGCGTAGAACACGCCGTAATCTTCGGCGAAGGTGGCGCTGTTGGCGACGGTCACGGCGCCCGACGCGACGGTGTCGCTCTCGCCCGTGGTCATTTCCAGCATGCTGTTCGGCGTCAAGGTCTGGCCGAGGAACAGATTATTGATCTGGGTCGCCTGCAGGCGCGCGTATTTCGCCTTGCCGGCGATCTTGAACTCGCCGCCGCCGGCCGCGACCGGCATGTTGTACTGGCCGAGCAGGAACTCGACCTTGCGATCGAAATCGAGCGAAACCGACTCCAGCGTGCCGAGCAAAGCGGGCGGCGTATTGGCGACGTCGGTGCGCTTGCCGATCAGCGTGCCGGAGCCGAAGGCGTATTGGGTCATGGGCTGTGTCTCCTGGTCAGAGTTTTGGACATGGGGCGAATAGCGAAATGGTGAATGGCGAGTGGCGAGTAGCGAGCGGGAAGAACAAAACTTCTTCCCTATTCGCTATTCGCCGCTCGCCATTCACAATGCCGTTTACGGCACCAAAATCTGGAACGGAATCGCGGCGACCGCCTTGCCGTCGATGTCGCCGGTATCGATGAACACCGGGCCGAATGGATAGCAATGCGCGACGAGGCCGCCGAGGGTTTGCTTATTGCCGTTCATTGCATCGGCGCCGCTCGGGACGACCGCGGCATCGACGGCGTCGAGCAGGGCATTCATGGCGGTATCCGGCGTATCTTCCGGATCCATGCCGGCCGACAGATAGACGAACACATGGGCATTGATGGTCAGCGTCGGCAGCCCCTCGTTCTGCCGGCCGCGCACCTCGCCGGTCTTGAGCATGGTCAGAAACGGCATCTGCGTCTCGTTGACCTGATCCCAATGCACGAAGCGCCGGCTCGTCGCGGTGAAACTCGCCGCACCCTTGATGAGGTTGAAGAAGGCAACAGAAATTTGTTCTCGGGTGACCGTGGTCATCGCGTTGCCTCAATAATTTGCGTCGATGGCATAGCGGCGAGCCGCCGCGCTGCCCACACCAATGGGCCTGACGCTCGGCGGCGTTTTCCAAAAAACAACGTCAATTAATCGCTGAAAGGATGATAGTGGCCCCAGCGCCAGAGCTGGAGCATGGTGCCGGCGTCGGAGGCTTCTTTCGACCTCCCGGTCGCTTCAACCGCCTCCAAAGTCGCAACGGCTTTTTCAGTGGCAATATCCAGGCAATACATGGCGGCCTTTTCCCGCACGGTGATGAATGAATGATCCATAAACGGGACCAACGCGGCAAGCTGGCCGCGGACCTCTAATTCCTTCGCAACTTGATAAATCTCGCCGGAGGCCTTGTTGTATGCCTTCACGTCGGGCCCTCCCGTCTCCTCGTCGGCCAGAAACTGTGTCGTGCCGTGGCAGCGCTCGCACGCGTCGACGAAGCGATCCAACAATTGTGGAACGGTCATTTCCTGCAAAGTCGGCTTTGGCGGCGCCCCGCGCGCAATGCGCTCCTGCCAGGCCAACACCTCTCGCGTCGTGAGGTCGCGATTCAAGCCGCAAGTTGTCGCACGCGCCCAGACCGGATCGGTCGAAATGAACTGCGCTCCTGCCCAACCCCGTACGTCACGATCTTCGTCATCGAACAATTGGCGCAACCCCTCAGTCGGGTTTCGCCTTCGCAGTTCCGCACCCAATGCCTGCATCTGCGGCACCAGCACTTTGCGTTGCGCCGCATTCCGCAACTTGTCCATGTCCAGGCCGTATATGGTGCCGGCTCGTTTTGCCGTATCGGCAAACCTTTGCAGCAGCTCATCGGTCGACAATTGCGAGTAATCAATGGTCATTTGAGCACTCCGTACTTTCGCAGCTTACTCAACCCGAACTCGCGTTGTTGCCCAAAATCCCACTCTTTCACTCTCTCCCGGCGCGTCGGACCACCATCATTATCGGGTACGCTGCTGTAGTCGGCGCTGATTTCCAAATGAGGAAAATGCGGAACCCAAACCAAGTTGCTCGGATCGTTGATCCGCGCGCTGCCGAATTTCTCGATGACGCCCTTTTCGATGTTCGATGGATTTTGCTCGACAATATGATGTTGCTCGTATCCGAGAATATTCTCGGTCGGTTTCTGCTGCAATTCCTCGAGCGTCTTCGGCGGCTGCAGCGACGCCTTCAATTGCGCGGTGAGACGATCTTCGCCCTGATTCAACTCGACCGGGCTGAAGCCGGCGAGGAATCCCTCGACCCAGGGGTTCAACTCAAGACCTCCGATCAAGATACGTCCCGCATTTCTTTCCAAGACCGCGAGCGCTTTCTTAACGGCGTCTCGCGCGTCGATGTTCACATTTGTCAGCGGCCAACCCGGCTTCCGAGGTTTGGCGTCGGGCGCATTCATGTCTTTTGGTACCGGCGCGAACCAGCCGGGATTAGGCGGCGCGCCGGTGCGTGGATGTCTGGCATCCCAATCGGGATCGGCTTTCAACAGCCGGCTGTGGAACAGGTCCGCGGCCCGCCGCATGATCTCTTCGGCGGTTTCCGCGCGCTTCGCCAGCGGCGGCGGGTCGGGAAATTGCATTTGCACGGTGGCGATCGCGGCCAGGGCAAGATCGCCGCGGTTGAACGCCTCGGCGATCAATGTCAATGCCCGCGCCTTTGCCGCGATATCGATAGGGAGCCGATAGCGCACGGTCAATTCGTCGCTAAGTTCGGTAACTGGCCGAACAGTCCACGGTCCATTCCGGTTGCCAGCGCGTTCGCGCTGTAGCAGCGCAACGTCACCAACAAAAACACCGTGCCCGTCGCAGGAAACACCCCCGCTGTCTCGGCCTGCCGCGAGCGAAAACGCACGTAATCCAGGCATGGCAAACATGGGAGTAGCTCCGTTAGCGGATTGGAACATAACATGAACATCAGGTCAAGTGGCTAAACCTGCAAGCGAAATTGGGGTTCACCTGGTCGCTTCAACAACCGCGGCATCGAATTCTTCCTTGATCTCCTCCGCCATCTCCGCCAGCGACGAGCGCAAGTACGACCGTTCCGGTATCGTCACCGCCGGCAGGTTCACCCGTGCCGCGAAGACCTGCTTGCCGCCGATGGCGAATGCGAGCGCTTTGGCTTTGTCCGGCACGATCTCGTGGGGCGGGATGGTGCCGCCGAATTCCTGGATCGCGGCGTATTTGACGTCGCCGGATGTGCCGATGCGGACCGAGATGTCGGCCGAAGATTCGTCGACCGTCGCGATGATCGAGCTTGCCAGTGCGCCGCTTCGCGTGTTGAGCACGCCGCCGGAAAGCTTTTGCTGGATCTTCGCTTCCAGCGCCACGGCGAGCACATTGGCCTTGCTCGAGAGCGCCTGGCGCAGCCGGTCGGGCATGCCGGCAAGGCTCGCGCTGTAGTCGTCGCGCAGATCGATCTGAAACATCACGCCCCCACCACGCTGCGATAGGGATCGAGCGAGGCGCGGATGAAATCCGGAATGTCCTTGAGGCTGTACGACGCCGTCTGCTGGCCTTGCACGGTCTGCGCGCTCTGGCCGACGCGGGTGCGGTAGCGATAGCGCTCCGCCACCCACTCGATGCAGGCATTGTTGATCGCGGCCGGAATGAAGCCGTAGGAGATCAGCACGGCGGCGCCGGCGTCCGCCGCGGCAAACGTGTAGACGCCGTTCGCCACCGCATATTCGCCCGCGGCCGGATTGGCCGCCACCGCTACCAGCAGGGCGCCGTTGGCGTAAGTGACACCGGAATCGCTGGCCCACGGCCCGAGCGGCGCTGCCACCGTCACGCTATAGGGCCCAGGCGTTGCCGGCACGCTCGCCGCCTCGCTCTGCACCGCATAGCCGGCCGAATAATCGACCACGATGTTTTGCCGGCCCTTGCGAAAGTACGTGCGAAACACATCGAGCGCCTGCGGCCGGCCGGGCGGCAAGCCGTCCCAGGATTCGAGCAGATAGCCTTTGGCGGACGGCATGCCGACTGGCGCGGCCGCGGGCACGATGGCCGTGTCGATCAACACCGTGATCACTTGCAGCACCGGATAATGGCGCAGGAACAACCTCGTCTTGTCGTTGCCGTCGAGCCGCTCCATGAACAGCCGCGGCACGAGCGACGGCCGGCCGAGATAGGCGGTGATGGCGCCGCTGACGTCGGTGATCAGGCGCGCGATCAGCGCATCGTCGGAGGTGCCGATGCCGCTCGAGCCGGCGAGCCAGGTTTTCACGTCGGCGAGCGTGGCGAGATCGGATGCGGCCATGTTTCAATCCTCCGCCGCGGTCTTTTTCGCGGCTGCCCGCGGGCGCCGCCGCGCGGCTTTGGATTTCGGTTCGACGCCGGCTTCGACAAAGCCAAAACACTCGATCAACAGCGCGCCGATCGCGGCCTCGACTTCGTAGACGCCGTCGCGCGGCGCAATGACGACGCCGGCAACGCAAGGATCGCCGACGCCTTCCGGCGCTTTCAGCTTCATGGGGTGCCTCGTGATTTTTAGATGAGACGCGGGCGCTTTCGCCCGTATCGCGCCGTCGACTTGCGCCGCGGAATGAGATCGAATTCAATGCAACGAAAAGCGAGTCGATCCACGCCGGCTGCAGTCGTGAAAATACTCGTAGCGATGCTCAGCGCCGATCGGATTGCGGGCAAATGTCGACAAAATAAAAATGGCCCAAGGCACGAGATTGGCCCACAACAGACACGCCATATTGCCCTCCCCACACCTTAGGCGGCATGGAGGGCTCAAGTTCATCGCTGTCGTCATAGGCTACGCCCGCCCTGCAAGGCGCGGAGCCGGTCCATTCCCAGATCAAGAACCGTGGCGCATCGCCGGTCAGCTCCGATATCTCCGCCTTATAACGAGGATATAGGACGAAGAGATGCACGTAATCTCCAGCCATATGTCCGGCAGGCCAAAGAGGGCCGAGACACAGCACCGCGGCCAAAGCGGTCACCGGCGGGCTCAAAGTGGAATAGAAACGGCGCCACGCGCGCTGCTGAAACCATGTCGCACTTTTGAAAGCAGCGCGGATACTCATCGCTACCCAAAATAGAAAGATCACCGGAACCAACAAGAAGCTTCCAGGAAATAAATCGGCCCAGGCCAGCACAAGCGCCAAAGGACAAGCAACCGCAGTAACGATCGGCCAGTAATTCAGCCGATCCTCGTCTATCCCCTGCATCTCGAGGGGGCCTTCGGCTTGCATTTCGAGCCTCATTCATCGCTTCGATCGAACGCCGTTAGTGGAAATCGACAAAATAAAAATGACCGATCGCCCGGGGATACCCATAACCAAGCACGCCGTGCCGATCGGCTCTTTCTTGCCAGGCCTTGGATGGATGATCGGATGTAATCTCGTCGCTCTCATCGTAGGCGACCCCGAAACCATGACTCGCGAAGCCGCCCCATTCCCACACCAGGAAGCGCGGCTCACCGGCAGGCAGATCTGCAATGTCGGCGCGATATTTTGGATACATCAAAAGCAGATGGCCGTAATCACCCGCGGCCTGACCCGCGTGCCAAACAAACTTGAGATTTAACGCCGCGGCTGCAACCGTCAACACCAAGACCAGTGTTGACAAAAGCCGGCGCCAAGCCCGCGCATACACCCACTCCAGCGAAAGCATACAAGCAAAAAGGCCTGCGGCTCCCCACAAGGCAAGCACCAGGGCCTGAAGCGGAACAAAGAACAGGACGAATAGGCCGGCCCAAGTAAAGAGAGACGCGATGAAACAAACGAAGACAAAAAGCAACGGACCAGCGATGGTAAGGACACCCGGCCAATAGAGAATGCGATCCTCACGCGCGCCTTGCATAGCGGGGGCCCTTCATTTTCCGGTCCGGATGCGCCCGGATTGATATAGCCGATAACCTCTTATGGTGTCTTCGACATCTTGTTTGGCGGAGTGCGTATAGCGTTCATCTATTTTCTCGGTAGGGTCGAATTTGGATTTAAGTGCGGCGTAGGCGTCCACAACTGACAGGAATTCATCTATATCAACACCCGCAGCCGCGGCAAAGATGCCGGTTGCGAGACTTGTGTAGTGGCGATAATCGCGAACATAGTTTGAATCGAACCGTTCGGCGTCCAAAGAGCCGCCATGGGTGAATGGATATAATTCCGAAGTGATTTCCGCCGCAAGGCCGATGAGAGCGCTCGGCTTCAACACCCCGTTCGCTACCGCTTGAGCTGCCTGATTGAACTGGTGAATGTCGTCGGCCAAAGAATGCGCCGCAATTCCTGCCTGCGCATATAATTCCGGCGGCCGGTCAGCAGGGCGAAGAATTGGTTTGCCCTGATCGTCGAGCACCGGCTGCCCCAAGCTATCGACGAATTGCTCCGGATGCTTCGGATTATCGGCCGGAATTTGGTCCGCCCCTATGACGTGATACTTTGACGGTGGGACGGTGACCGAATCCAGCGCACCGATTGGGGCATCTTGCGCGAATAGCACACGAGGTCTTGTCGCTTCCGTCGCATCCGTCAGCGTGCCGGTTTCTCGTGCGGTGTATCGCGTTGGCGCACCCGGCAATTCACGCAGGGTTCCGGAAAAATCCGACGACGACCCATCATCGTCCATTGTCCACTGCCCGCCGGCGCGATTGCCGGCCGGCACACGCGGCTGGTCGGGATTAAATTTCTTCGCCAGCGCCGTGCGCATTTCCGCCTTCAGCAGCGCAAGGCACTCCTCGCTGGCTTTTTGAAAGTTTCGCTTGATCGCCTCTAGCTCGCGGCGGATTGCCGCGAGCTCCGCGCGCCGCTGCCGCAGCAATTCGTCTTGGTCCGGCCCCGCAAGCGTGCGGATCGCCTTGGCGATCTCGATCTGCGTGTGCAAAGTCCGGGGCATGGCAGTCAAAGCGCGCGGTAGCGGTGGTTTCATGTGTTTGACCTTTGCAATGCGTCATTGCGGGGCGAGACCCGGCAATCCATGCGGCGAAAAAGCCACATGGAAGCACGGGTCACGCCCGCGCATGACGAACGCGGTGGACCCCGAAAAAATACGGTGCAGAATTAACCCGCGGCGATATTGGCGATCACCGCCATGGACGGCGGGAAATAGTGCTGCAGCACCTCGTCAGCGTAGACGCCTGTCTCGTAGCGCCGCGCCCGCGGCGGCCATTCGATCTGGTAGTAGTCCTGCCGGGTACGCACCTGCACGACATTGCCGACGTTCGACAGCGGATACGGCAGAGTGCGCGAGGTCATCAGCAGCGCGCCGGCGGCGCATGTTGGGATGCACGCGGATGTCGAGCACTTTCGGGTCGGCCATGGAGAACTTGTTGAGATAGGTGCGCACCATGTCGCCGCCGCCGAGCGCGCCCTGGTCGGCATCGAACACGAAGCGCTGCGCCGCGTTAGGGGGCCATTAGGGGAGCGGTCTTCCAACTCTTGCCCTCAGGTAATCTCGAAGATCGATATTTCACCATTTTTATCTATATTGTCCGTGCCTCGCGATAGTCGCTTCCACCTCAGCGTTTAATTCAGGATGCGCCGCCAGCGCCTTATTGATCAGTGCAACACCAATCGCATCGATCGCCGTCGCGATCCCACGCGAATAATCCTTGTATTCTTCGGGACCGCATCGCTGCTTCAGAACACCCAGAAACTCCTGTAGTTCTGAGCTGCTGCGAAACGCCGTTTTGATCATATCTCGTGCCAAATCCACGTTCATTTGCGACCTCAGCTAAAGATTACGCTCCAGACAAGCATTCATACACTTGTGGAAATCAAATGTGTTGAAGTCACTGCCCGGCGGCTGGCGTCTTTCCAGTAGAGGATAGCATAGATCGAGACACCTTTGATACGCGTCTGGCCTTGCGGCCAGATTTAATCTTCGCGCAGTTGTAACTATCGCCTGCACGTCGCTCCGTGTTTCGGTTTGCTGATCGGATGCATTTGCAGCGCTGTCTTTTGGCCGAAACTGACCGCCCTTGCCGCCCGGTGTGCCAGCCGGCCAACCTGGATGTTCAGGATCGTCAGCCGTAGCCTTCCCCAGCGACGGATTTCGGTCCCGGCTGCGCAGTGACTCACCTTCGCGCTGTGACGTGAGAGTGTGGATCGCTTTGGCGATCTCAAGCTGCACGTGCAATGTTCGCGGCACGTCGCTCAGGATGCGGGGGAGTGGCGGCTTCATGTGTTTCATTCCCCGACGGGTCATAGCGAGGGTTTTGCCCAGTAATTCGAGCGGCGAAGCAACATGGATGCGCGGGTCAAGCCCGCGCATGACGAGGAAAGGGCGTGCGAGCGGCCGACTCCGTCGGCCGCTCGCTGCACTCACATCCGGCATTGCTTGCTAGTGGAGAGAGTTAAGCGCACTTACCCCGCCGCAATATTCGCAATCACAGCCATGGACGGCGGGAAATAGTGCTGCAGCACCTCGTCGGCATAGACGCCGGTCTCGTAACGGCGCGCCCGCGGCGGCCATTCGATCTGGTAGTAGTCCTGCCGGGTTCGCACCTGCACGACGTTGCCGACGTTCGACAGCGGATAGGGCAAGGTGCGCGAGGTCATCAACAGCGCGCCCGCGGGCATGTTGGGATGCACGCGGATGTCGAGCACCTTTGGCCCGGCCATGGAGAACTTGTTGAGATAGGTGCGCACCATGACGCCGCCGCCGAGCGCGCCCTGGTCGGCATCGAACACGAAGCGCTGCGCCGCGTTGGCGTTGCCGGCGAGGATCTTCTTCGACAGGTCGTTGGCGACCTGCGAGCCGACCCACATGGTGTCGGGCGAGAGCCGGTAATTGTCCCAGCGATCCTTCAGCGCGGCGTCGATCTCGACCACGCCGCCGGCGCCGTCGCCGGTCAAGGTCGAGCCGGTGCCGGCAGTACCGGTAGCGAGGTATTTCACGTAGGCGTTGGCGCCGGACTTGAACGCCTGATAGAGCAGGCCGTCGAACACCAGCGCGTTGGTGGAATTGTCCGAGCCGCCGAGCGAAGCCGCGGTCTGCGTGCCGGCCGCGTTGGCGGCGATCACCAGCGAATTGATGGTGGTGATGGCGCCGAGCACTTCGGAGCCGGCGGCACCCCAGAACCAGGCATAGCCCATGGCGCCGGTGACCGGCGCGACGCTGGCGGCGATCGAGCCGGACGTGCCGGACGAGATCGACGCCGTGGCATTGGCCGATTTGCCGGCGGCGCCGCCGCCGAACGTATCCGACGAACCGTCGGCATTGCTGCGCGTGATCGCGCCCTGGATGCCGCCGGTGATGGAGCCGTTGACGATGGCGTCGAGCGACAGCGCGACGCAGATGACGCTGTAGGGACTGGCCGCGGCGGTGAGGCTGCCGCCGGAGGTCGACGGCGCCAGCGACGGCGTCGGCGTGGTGCCGAGCGGCACCGAGGTATTGCCGCCCAGGATCAAGAGCTCCTCGCCGAGCATGCAGGCTTCGAGCCCGATCTTGGCGCCGATCGCCTTGATGTCGTCAAAGCCCATGCCGGCATATTGGGCCTCGAAATCGACCGAGGTTTCGATGCCGATGCCCTTGTAGGCGGCGCTGTAATCCTGCGTCGCCACCGCGCTGACGCCGCCGCGGTTGCCGCCGGAGACGCCGATGCGAAGCCCCGTGGTGTTGATGCCGGTGACCGCGCGCCAATTGGCCTGGATGCCGCCTTTGCCGGACACGCGCGGGATCTCGTTGCGCAGCGGCGTGAGCATCGGATAGACGAATTTGGCGCCGGTCTCGAGGTCGTAATAGGTCAAGCCCGAGGTCGGCGAATTCGATTCCGAAAACGTCGTTTTCGCCAGCGGATCTCCGGGCAGCGGATTGGCGTGCGCCTTCTCGATCTCGCGCAGGAAGCTGCCGGCATTGGTCAGCGCGGCGCTGTAATCCTGCATGGTGTGCGGCAAAGCCGACTTGGCAAGGAGGTGCGGCAGGTTGGGCTGATACATGGTGTGGTTCCCGTGGTTGGTTGTTTG